GGAAAACGTAAATCCCAGAGTTTACGGGAGAGAAGATTGTCGTTAAGAGATCGACAACATGGCAGGGCAAGACAGCAATCCGGACCCTTTGCCGTTGCTGGAACGTCTGAAACACGCTCCGCAGCAGTTGAAGGGTTGATTCCAGATTCTATAACACATGGTATGCTTGACATTCACAGAGTCGATACAAGAATGTTGTGTTCCGGAGAGGTATTTGAGAATTTTAGGCAGTTAATTAAGCGTTTCAATTTCGTTGAGAAATTGTCTAATTTTAAGTTGAAATCTGAAGTTATTTCCAGGTCAGCTCCCTATTATTTACGAAGTCCAAATCTAACTTTTGCTAAGTTTTATCACAATGGAGCCGAACCCCCGGTTGTCACTGCGTCAGGTAAATTTAACCAATTTAAATTTTCAATGAATATAACTCCCATGTCTTTTGTGAGTGCAATGTATGCATTTTACAGAGGAGGAATGAGATTTAAGGTATACACATCTGATAAAGACGTAACTTTAGTTTCCGGCAGACTCGTAGATGTTACAGATGTTCCAAATTTGGACGCTCTAGTTCCTGGTTTTACTTCGAGCACAAGACGTTTTGCTTCTATTATGTCGCCAACGGCCTATGAGTTGATTCAGCAAAAGGGTTTTGCTGAGTTTCAAATTCCCTTCTATTCTCCTGTGTATATCTGTATTCCTTGGGATAAGTCTAGAATTTCGACTTTCGATCAGTCATCGGCTTTGATAGATATTAGTTTTTCTTCTGATGCTCAAAAGGATGAAATTCCTGTATATTTATCCGTTGCGGCAGCAGATGACATGACCTTTCATGGTTTTATAGGTATACCACCAGTTATATCAGCTGGACGTATAAATACGACACATGGTATGCGTGAGACACAGAATCCTGGAACAATAGCTCCAGAATCTATAGCTTCGTATATTGATACAACAGCCATGGCAGTTGACCCAGCCTATCCAATAACCTGGAACACAGCCAAGGGAAAGTTTTGGCAGGGTTCTACTACGGAGGCGGAACAAATTATATATATTGATGATCTAATGGCTTGTCCATCAAAGGTTATTTTGGATGTATGTGACGCTCCGCCTGGTAAGGGTTGTGATCCTCCCTATGATGATATGTGTTGGTATCGACCACCAGCATCAAGGCCTCCATCTGTTCCTTGTACTACTACTAAACCATCAAATGACCATGTCAATACTCCCACTTATACTGCTTCACAGATAAGAGAACAATCGCACTGGGGTAAACTCAATGGATTACTCCATTGATTTTGCTTCAGTGTGTTAAATTAATGTGTTATGCTTTGAGGCCATAACACGCGTAGGTGCTTAGTTGCACGGCC